ACGGAATACATTAACCATATTCTCTACATACTTCTCAGGTGTGCTTTCTAATCCTATCTGTTCATCGACTCCATAATCTCTCAATCCCCAGTAGGGTGGGCTGGTTACTACACAGTCAATACTTTCATCATCAACTGGCAATTCAGATGCGTTGGACTGATGCAATTGCACATGTTCATTATCAAAAACTTTCAATCTCTGCCTCTCCCAAATGTTATATCTCTAGTCATTGTTGCAACTCCAGTAACAGAATTGATTCTCAATGCTTTGATATCTTCTGGTGTATTGGAGAATATTTTTACAGCACGACACCTCTTGCATCGACCTTTGCTTTTAGGTTCCGTTGCTAAATCTATGATCCAGTGATGGATACAATCAGTCTCCATTACCCTGTCTTTTCTGCCGAATTATCTTCCAGATGAGTACGCCAATTGTGATACTTCCTGTTGCGACCAGAAGATTCTTCAGCGAAATTTCTTCGTCCAATAAATTTCTAACAGTATATCTTAGATTTTCCATCATTCAACCTTTGTGTATTCATAAATGATTTTCTCTCCCTCAATAGGATCGAGTTCATAGTATGGTTCTATGGTTAGTTTATCTGCCGCATCATCTACAATGATTCGTTCTTTAGCTGCATCTATTGATGCTTTAACACCTGCAACCAAGTTATCTAAATCCCATCCACTGCCACGCTTTTTCTTAGCTATGAATGTTAGTTTCAGATGTGCTTTCTGCCACGGTTCATCTGGACGTAGTGTCCAATGAATCTGGTTGTAATATGCAAGGAACTCATTTGCTTGATCCTGCTTGAGTTTGCCAACATACTTCCGATCTATAGGCATTTTGTTAGGTGTCAGTTTCCTAACGTTATTAAAGCTAGGAACAACGATTATTATTTTAGTAACTTCATCCATGATTATTCCTTAGGTACTTCTTCTATAAGTCGTGCGCCCATCTTAGTAAGTTCTTCAACAATCCCATTGCTTGACCTGCTGTATGTAACGTCAACCATTCTTGTTTCATCATCTAAGGTAAGAACACTACTATTACTTACAGTATTCTCTATGACTTGTACAGCTACTGTTACTTCTTTGATTATAGAAATATTAGAAGCAAGTGTTTCAAGATCAGTTGCTCCATGAGTATCTACAAGTTCTCTTACTAACTCACCCATTGATAATGCTTTTAGAAATTCATCATCAGCCTGACCAAGTTGCATCTTCTCCCAATGAACTGAATGTATTACTTCCTCATAGTATCCTTCAGACTCATTCAGCTTTTCTTCATTAACAAAATTAACAGTGAATCCTCTAGGAGACTGAGGTGGATTCTCATTAGCTTTACGATGATAGAGAACGAGTTGTATTTTTCCCGTCAACTCCTCTTGCTTCTTGCGAATCTCGTACACCATTCGACTACGATTATATTTAAATGCTGATCCATATATTGCTGGTTTCCCAGTTGTTTCAGCACTACGATTAGCGTGATCTAATATTAAACTAGTAACGTTCAATGAATCTAAAGCTGAGTAGAATTGTTCAATCACCATAGGATCAATACTGTTGCCACCCAATGCTGGATTCATCGAATCAAATACTATATAGGAAATGTTATTGTCTTTACATATCTTTGAAATAACTTCATAGGATTGTACGAAACTTCCGTACATTTTCTTCCATAAAATCCCAGACTTGGTAGGTTCTTCTATCCCTAAACCCCTCTGCAACGCTATGATCCGCCTCATAAAGACGTTCTGATTTTGCTCCCAATCTAGATATAAAGCGTTACTAGGTCTAGCTTTCAAAGAGAATCTCTCAAGACCTTTATCACATAAGATACAGGTAAGCTGTGCAAAATAACTTTTGAAACTACCACCTTGTGCCCATAAATGATTTGGCAATCCTTGAATTATTAATGGCTTGACATGCCATATATCTCCAACTGCCACATTCATATTCTCTAGAGTAACTACACTTTCTCCTTCTCGATGCTTACTGAGAATGTGTGCAAATGATTCTGTCACAATTTCATCAAAGCTAAATGCTCTTAATGATTTATCATCTACTGCATGTTCAAGTGATTGTATGAACGCATCTTTGCTACGATCATCCAGTAGTGATGGACGTGACCATAGCACTCTTTCTTTTCTGATTCCGTGATGTGTAGCTATATCCATTTGTACAGTTATTTCTGCTGTAACTTTTTCTGGACTCTCTACTATTCTTTCTGCTCTTAAATAAACTCCGACATCATTGAATGACACATCAATGATTGTGCCTAGTTTTGTAACTACAGGTTGATTCAAATTCTTCTCCTCCTCCTCGATCTTCGTGCTACTCCATTACCATTACCTTCATTGGTATCTGAATCCTGATTTGTTTTACTTGCGTATGCAGAAATTTTATTTCCTAGCAGTCTCAAATCTTCACGGATTTCAGAAGTAGCAGTATCAATTGCATCTCTAAAATTATTATTAGGAACATACATCTTACAACAGAATACTGGTGAAACTGAAATATCCCCCCATTTACAACCATTCAAATCCCTGCATACGGGATCGTCATAAGCCATTGTCTGCCTCCTTCATTGCTTTCTTTGTTAACCACTTTGTGAGATGGGATGACCACTCCTCAATTGCAACTTGATTCTCTACAGAAGAAAGAAACAATTCCTTTTGCCATTCTATATCTCTACATTCTTTCAATGACAACGGATTATCTTGTGCGCTCTTAGGAAGTTTGAGTACTTGTGCTCTGATACCTGTACTCAAAATCCCTGATAGTATGTGCTCCATAGCCAATGTGTAAGCACATAATTGTAAAGCATTCTCTGGTCTTATCTTAGAACTGCTTTTGTAATCTATCAGGAATAGCTGTTGTCTACCGTCATCATATTCTTTATAGCCAATCAGATCACATGTGCCAGCAAATCGTGCGTGTGTTTCAGGATTGTAGTAATAAAGTTTCTGTTCTGCAGCCATAACTTTAAGACCACTGTTTGCTATCCAGTCAAACCAGGAATCAGTTGCGTATCTAAATTCCTGATCAACTGGATATGAAGTATCGTAAGTTAACTCCTCTATATATTTGTGCATTGCAGTACCCCATGGTGCTGCTTGACTCCTGAGGTGATCAACGAAATCAGTAACAGGGAATAGTCTATCAAGCACACTGGATACTCTAGGCATTGCTCTATGTTCTTCTGGTATTGTTTTATCATCCACATAATAGTGGGAGTTCTCAACTAGAGATACTCTTTCGTGGATTTCATTTAGCCTATCTTTAATCAATTGAATGTTCAGAACTATCCTCCTTTTCTTTCCGCTCTTTTTTCATCTGCTTTCTGCATCAGACTTTTAAGTTTGAGTGCCTTGACTGGTTTCTTCTTACCTGATGGCAAGATAGATTGGTAGTTTGTACCTCTTCGATTCTTTCTACCAATCTCTTTCTGGTAATTGCGTTTCACTTTTTTCTTTTTACCTTCCCAAAGTGGATCAATGCCATTGTTGTTCCGCCTCACTTGTTTCATAGCCTTATGGTATTTAGCTATCAGTTTGTGCGCCTGTGCTCTGGTAGTATTAGGATCAGCCACCATTGATACATCAATTACCTTCCCCGTTTCAGGTGATTGATACTTGAATGTGATAATTTTTATGCCCCCCAATTCGTCAAGTATGAAGTTGGAGTCTATTTTATTAGGGTCTGCTTTGGTTGTAACAGCATCTTCTCTATATTTAATCGAGTACCCTTCTTCGATTAATGATGCTTGGCTTGACGAGCGTTCAGCTAATCTCTTTGACGCTGAATTTAAATAGTCTTTCATCCATTTGTTATTTCTATCTTCAAGAGATTTTACAGATTCCTGATTCATTTTACTAAGCACTTCACCGTAACGCTGTTTGAACCCAAACAAATCTCCATCATCCCAAGTCCTGATAGCAAGCATATTTAGGTCAGCTTTTTTTGCTGCTAATTCTGGGTCTTTATATTTAGCAAGCAGTTCAAGAAATGTATTTTGTCTTGACTTAATATATATTTGACTCTCTTCATAATAAACATAACGCTCTTCATAATTCATTTCATAATATGCTTTCTTCATTCTTTAACTTCACCGATACTTCATTCGCAATGTCGCTCAAGTTAGACCAGATTATCTGATAGTGTTCTTTGCTTGGATTATCTGTAAGAGGTTCGTCATTATAAAAATTCACCCACGCAAAATGAACAATAAATAAATACACGTCATTTTTGTAGAATCTAGGTGTTGCTTTTGTAAGTGAATCATCTGTGGATACATTGAATCTCAACCATCTTCTAGGATCATGTTCATACATCCATGCGTTATGTTTTCCATCAACTAATCCTTCCCAAAACTCTTTACTTTTATCCTCATCATACAGATCGTATAGAGTTTTCAATGTTGCAATAACACTGGCGGGTATTGACAGTAAATCCTTCTTTGCTTTTGCGTAATTGATTGATGACTGCAAGTTAGGAAATAACTCATCAATCCTGTCTGCATCTAATGCTCCCACTGAAACCCGTTGCTTTCCAAACTTATTATGAAGTAGCCTGAACAACATCCTTATGCTTGGTGCTCTTACACCAGTTGAGTCTCTGCCTTTCACATGCAAGTTGTTAGCTAATGTTCTCTTTGCTCCTTGATCTATAAAAATATAATCAGATGCGTCATAACCATAGATGCAAAGAAACGGTTGTGGTTTATCAGTAGCTATTACAGTTTGAAGTCTATGGTGTCCATCTAGCAATTCGTTATTACGAGTGAACAGAATAGGATCGAGCAGTGCAGAGAAGTATTCTTTCTGATTCATGTCTCTGCTCAACCTATCTACCATATGGGTGTTGACTGGTCTGTTTCCAATGCTTGATGCCAACATAACTTCTGCATCATTACGATCAATCCATTTCAGCCACCCATTCAGATCACGGTATGTATCGGTTCCATACCTGTCTGTCACATCCATCCTTAGATTACTAAATAGTTGTTGATTAACTATTTGAGTTGTCATTTGTTCCTCCTCAATTCTTTCTATGAATTTCTTTTTCTTTAACGACATGTATCCTAACTATCCTCCTCAGGAGTTTCTACTTCCAAGACAGGTACCTCTCCAGTAACAAAGTAATGCAAGTATTGTTCGGCTAGATTAACAGAGCCAGCTACCATTGCTTGTGGGCTAGCAAAATCAAGAACTAAAGGAACCATTTGCCAAGACGCACACTTGAGTGCAGTTTGGCGCATAATTCGTAACTCGTTTTCTGTTACTCCTAGTTTCCAGTTATCCTCACTTATAGTTATTGAGTCATCTGTTGAACTCTCTTGGACATCAGGCTTGGTGATATCCTCTAATGGTTTCCTTCTATCCTTCTCAGCACCTGCATCGTTTATGTTCTTAGCATCATTAGGAATCTCGATATCTGATACCTTCCAATACCAATTCCATGATACTCCACCATCAGTTCCATCTTTTTGTTCACCCCTTGTGACTGTTGCTGGATACTGACCCGGTGGGAAATCAAATTCAACTAAGTTTCCATCCTTATCACGCACCATGTAATCTGCTCTGATTACTTCCTGCATTTCACCGTACTTTGCTCTAGTATTAAAGGGATAGAATACAGGTATTTTCCACTTACCATCTTTAGTTTTTATTACCCTGTGATTGTCTCCATCGGGTTCTTTAATTGTGATCACCAGTAATTGTGGCTCACTGTTTTGTGGGAACGTCATAAGTTAACACCTCTTTTCTTTCTTGGTTTAAATAATTTATTTTCTTTTGCAGTTTCAATATCAACACGATAGAAATATCTGATCCCATTTGCTGTTTTCATTGACGGGATAGGGAAGTCATCATCAATCAGTCTTTGAAGTGATTTATGATGAAGTCCAAGAACATCTGCACTTTCTTTCACATTCAGAATTTCTGATTCGTGATTGCAGTTTTCACATAATATTTTCACTAATCATTCACCTCCATTTCTGCTAAATAATCTCTGCCTTTTTGTCTGAGAAATTCCCTCCCTTCTTCTGTGCCCCATAAAGAAGCAACAGCCTCTACTAAATCTGTATCAGCATCATAATTAAACATAGCTTTTTCTAGCAGTTCTTTCTGTGCATCAGTAAAATCTTTATTCATTGCACCATCAACTTCTATTTTCTGTTCTATAATTTCTCCATCTGGTGAGAAGGTAGTGAGCAAAGAATCTTCACTATCCAATTCCCAATTACCTTCCTGAGATTTTCTTTCTTCCATTTCATCTGGTGTTAAAAATCTTTTATTCATTGCTCACCACCTCATATGGGTCGCAGTCATGGCAACGTGTTGAGTCTTCTGCATCCAATACTCTCTCGCATTCAGGACACTGATGCTCGCTTATAAATCCCAATAAATCCCAATAAATCCCAATAAATCCCAAGACGTATGCTTTAGCTTGATCATCACTAGTAAAGTAACCATCTCTTTTGTTGGCATGACAGTCATCACATTTTTGTAAATCAGGTTGGAGACCTTCGTCATTAGACAAAATAAACCGCATATCGTGGCACTGATTACAAGTCATAACGGTACTCAAAGAATTTCTCCACTCTTTATATCTCTGGTCAATCTGTTCATTCATCCTGTCACCTCACCAACGAAATCTTCTTTAAGGATAATACCCGATATCTCACCACCGCAGTCGTAGCAGATATCTCTTATCCAATCAATATTGTCTGCAATGTTCCCTGTATTGGGGTCTTTCCATACAGGTTCCGAAACATTTTCACCACCACAGTCTGGACATACATAAATGTCATTCATTACTCACCTCTTTTCTATATACTTGTTTAATTTTTTCTGCCTTATTCATTAGTGTTTCGATTTCTGAGATGGTAGAAATCTCAAATGGAATCTGATCTTTCAACTCCTGAATTTCTCCAAGCAATCCCTCAGAATCTCCAAGCGAATCTTCTGTATCACTTAGCAAATCAAATACTGGTTGTGAATAATTACATTCAACATCAAGAAATTCATCAGTAGTTGATCTGAATTTCTCTAGCATCAGATACACCTCATGCGTGTGATAGTAAAGAACAGATAGTTCATCTCTTCTCTTTAGCATTGCACCTTTAATGCGCTTGATTGCATCAAGAGCAGACGGAATATCAGAACACTTATCATTACCTTGATTCATCTAATCAATCCCCTCTCCATTAAAATAACATTACCAACAATAAGCCTACCTAATCTTGCACTAGCATTTGGATTAGGTGGAAGTTTCTGCAATGTTCCTTCCTCATTCACAAGCATTACAAATTTATTATTGTATTTATTAGTGATGGGATCAGGCACATGCCAGATAGGTTCTATATATCCTTCAACATACTCTTGCATATGTTTGAAACTTAGTTCAGAAACTTTTACTTTCTCTTCTTCACCATCAACTGGAATATAAATAGCAGTTAGTTTTTTCATACGACACCATCCTCAATATATAGACATATACATCCTTGCACATGCGGTATAAACAGTTCACATTGACGACAGTAATTAAGATACTCTTTCCCATCAATCAGTAAGTTATGAAAGCTGCAGAAATAATATCTGGATTCACCATCCTCACATTCAGTGTAATGATTTTCAGTTGGTGGCTCTAACCACGATCTATCATCTGGAATAGGTATAGTCATGTGGTACCTCCTCATAAACTTGTCTTAATGATTCTTGAATATCCTCGCTATCTAAAACAGCAGCTAATCTTTTAGCTACTTCATAATGATCTTCTGTGGAATCATTATCATAATGTTCTAGCGCAAGTATCAACTGGTCAACTAATTCTCTATTCATTCTCAACCTCCTCAGGTTTATTCATCGATTCAGATACCAATTCCAATTGCTTTGCATACATCTCCAACATAGCCCATTCGTAAGATGGAGTTTGATATTCCTGATCTTCAGATTGATCATTGGATATAGATTCGTTCATCATAAATTGCCTCCTCAAACAATAATATTTTCTTAATAATAACAGCTAAGTATCAAATGTTCAACTAAGTTTGTTTCCATGTTTGATTAGTATATGTCATATCTTTTGTGTTGCTACTAATAACTTTGACACGATCTCTTTTATAGGTATTCAAAATAAAATTTCTGATTTCCTTTTCCAAATTCTGCTCAGTTAGTTCACCTGTCTCATCTTCCAAAATTGAAATATCAAATGTGTATCTGCTAACTAAATAATTAAACATAATTCTCTCCCAACATAATGCCTCCTGTTGTAATTAAAAGTTTTCTTGTAATATTTTTTCCATTTCCTCTAATGATGCTTGGCTTTTCAATGCCTCAACTACTTTGGGTTCCTCTAATGCCAAAGCTGGATCAATTAAATGCTCCATACAGATTGATATATACTCAAATTCAGTCATTGTTTAATACCTCCTGTATTAAGTTTTAAGGGGGGAGTTATCCCCCCTCTATACTTAATAACCTCTATTACTTTTTTCAATTGCGTAAACGTCTTGAATAGTTTGTGTATCATCCCAATATAAATCTCTTTCTATTGGACATCCAAGAATGTTGATAGATTCTAATTCATCTAGTGATGTATATCCATACTCCCCGTCTCTCATTTGTTCCCAAGTTAAATTGTTGTGAACAATTCCGAAAAAGGTTTTTGTTTCTGGATTGTATTCTGTGAAGTACCAATTCCAGTCTGAGAATGGATGAAAATATTTTACATATACTCTCATTGGTTGATCTGGATTTTCCATTGTCCATTTATCTGCTGGAATTTTTTTCTCAATTGCTTTGGTTAATAGTTTCATTGTTACACCTCCTCAGGTAGTTTTAATATTTGTCTTATGAACATATGCGCCTCTTGTAATGGATCAACTAAACCATCGTGCCCATATATAAAATTATGTAGTGCATCATGTACATATTTTAATTTTCTAGCTTTAGAAATTGTGTTTGGATCTTCCCCAATAAATAAAGGTAATTTCTTAGGGATCTCATAATCTTGTAATTTGCTCTGATCTGTTAATTTAATTCTCAATTAATGCCTCCTAGATTAAACGTAGAGGGGGAAGTAATCCCCCCTCTATAGATAGATTAATATTCTTTAATGCGTTGTTGTCTTGCTATTTCATACAGGATATTTTGAATAGTGCGTGTTGTGAAAAACAATTCTTTCTTACTTGATCTGTATGAGAATTCATGTCCATTATTGGTAACTAGTCTTGCGCCTTCAGCTCCAATATTTAATTGTGCTTTAATATCAACATCAAAATTATCTTTGATAACTAAATTTAAGTATTTAATTTGATCCTCTAAGTCTGATTCTGTTATAGATATTCTCATCTTAATAATTCCCTCCTAAACTTAATGCGAGATTTTCAAAATATGCGTCCTCTTGTGCTCTCTCATATTCTGAATCATTACGTGAAGTATCAGAACAATTAATACAAGAAACTTTTTTCATATCTGGATAGTATAGAACGTCATCATGCTTATTAATCTGCTGTCTGCAGTGCATACAGGCATTGTTAAAACGTGTTCTAATCCAGCGTGGCTGTTTGGTTGATCTCATTTGTGACACCTCCTCAAGTGTTAAAGGGGGGAAGTAATCCCCCCTGATTAATTAATGTGTAACGATTGATAAAACGATTGATAAAGAAACAATTATTAGACAGATAAATGTTGTCATTAATATTGCATCCAGTCAAAAATATTATTTGAAATTTGTGACGTTATTTGAGAATTCTCAGTCTCAACTACTAAAATTTCCTCATCATTATCATCGAGAAAATTATCACAAATTGCGCATTTCTTATAATCCCCAAACATGACTGTAAATTGATGTTTGCAAATATCCATTCTGTTACCTCCTACGGTATGAATTAAGAGCAGTTTTAACACTTGCTCAGGTGCACTAATTACTTGATTGGAAATAATGCTTTCATTCCAGAAGTTCCAGAATTTTTGGAAACTTTCGGAGACTTTTTAACGACTTTCCGTACTACGGTTTTATTGCCAATTTTGTTTACCTGACATTGGCAAAATAGTCTTGCAGTTTTGCGAGTTCTTACTTTGGTAATGACCTCTTTACCGTCTTTAATCTCAACTTTGTTCATTATCTGAATAGTCATTACTGGAGTAGCTTTCTCACCTTTTTTAATGTTAAAGCCCTGCACGTTCCATCTGGATATCGTAAAGACTGATTGATATGCCTTATGTCCACACTTGCTAAAAGCTGCATTTACAATTTCGGTATTTTTTGCGCTCCTAGTCTTGAATTCTTTTGCAGTCTTAGCAGTTAACTTTGGCTGCTTAATACTCCTGTATTTAACTGCGTTTGTAGCACCTGCTTTAGATTGTTTCTTTACTACTTTAATAGTAGTCATTTCTACCTCCTCAAGGTATTGTTATTATTTGTTAGTATCTAGATTGAAACTAACTACTTCTAAAGTAAATCATAGTAAGTTACTATTTGTCAACTAGTAAAATGCTATTAAATACTTAAAATATAGCAATTTTTCAGCAGCTCGGGATTTTTCAAGACTGTAAACACCTGTAATACCCAAAAACTGGAATTTTTTCAGAATTTGAGAAATTGATTGAAAATAACTGATATTGATACCCTTTTAATACTGTAGTGATATGATCTGAACAAAAGCAATCATACCTATATAAAAAACAGTCATTAAATTGAATCGCGCACGTGCACGCATACAGACAGCTCCAGCCCTGTATTGTGGGGCGCAGAGGATTCTGTCTATCCTATATATTTACTCACCGCAAAAAAACGCACCGCAACGCAATACAATCCCTACCCCACAAGGAACAGCGACAAGCAGTAACAGCAACAACAGCAATACGGATAACAAGCCAGCATACCTTAACAATGCCAAAAAGGAACAAAAGATACCTATCTACATTCAGAAATTACAAAAGGGTATAGGTACTTGGAAGACATAGAAGTAAGTAGGTAGTTGATGTACAGTCAGTAACAGTTTCAGTTAAGGGAATCCCAGTACTGTACTGTACTGTACTGTACTGTACTACTGTAATCTGTAATACTGAAATATATTAATATTATTGTACTGTATTACTGTAGTACTGTACTGACCATTTTAAAAAATAAATTAAATTTGTCAAGTTATTAGGGTCGGGCTAGCGATATTGAGCGTGTCATCTGGTGTATTATGAAAAACTATATGTCTTGATTAGAGAAGAATACTTACCCGACCCGCTTGGATTATACACAAAAAAAAGAACTCGTCCAGTAAGAGCAGCAAACTAAACGAGTTCAATATGATTCATTGATACTGAGGAGGCATAAATGAATATACGAAGGATAACATATTTTACAAGGAGAAATCCAGTTTAGTTCAGATCAGACTTTATTGGAGGTGGTCGAAGCGGAGACAGAGTACCGCAATCTGATTACCTCTCCTTGAGGGGTCATGCTACCATAGGGTTATGCAAATGTTGTCGAAAATTTGTCCGAGATGTAAAAAACGTGCAAAAAAAGATTTAGATGGTTTTAGTTGTATTACATGTGGATGGACTGAATATATAATTAACAAAACTCCTAAAAGAGTTAGAGGTAGTGTTCCGTATATAGATAAGCACTATCTGCCGTATGGAGGAGTAGACCCGGAATACAGGCAAGCACAGACGTTACTTATAACTTTTCTGTATCAAACAAAAAAGAATCTAGATAGGATTGCTTACTTTATGAACTGTCCTCTGGATGACTGTGATAAGTTGACGATTTCAAAGAAGTCTTGCGAATATTCTTTGCGAAAGCGGGATGAGAAGTACTTTCGTTTTCTTTGCAATGCTAAACATTTATGGTATCTTGTTGTGCTAAATGGCGAACCACTCTACTGGCTTAGTTGTGATCTGGAGGTTAGAATGCCAAAAGGTATTGGAACATACGGTACAAAAAGAGGACGTCCACCTAAGAAAAAGAAAATGAAAAATGGCAAGAAGTATTAAATGCCTCGTAAAAAAAAGACGGAGTACTCTCGCTCAATTGTAAAAGGGCAAGACCCAGAAGATGTTGTTCTGAGACAAGACTTGTTTCTTGAGTCTTACTCTAGACTCGGTAGTATCCGTGCTGTCGTAGAGGAAATTAAAATTTCACGATCTACTTATTATGAATGGCAGAAAAATGATAAGTACGGTTTCGCTGAAAGATTTGAAACTGCTAAACATGAGTTCAGAGAAATGCTGCAGGATATGGCTGTTAATCGAGTTAAGGAGCAGAAAGCTAGTGCTAACCCTTTATTACTCATTACCCTGCTGAATGCACACTGGTCTGAAAAATATAAACCACGAGATAGCGGAGCTGACGAGACTGCTAAAGAAACACTTAAAGAATTAAGAGATAAATTTAAATTTGTTACACGAACTGAAGAAGAAGTCGAAGACTCTAAAACAGCTCTGCAACAAGCTAAAGATGTAATCGAGGGCAAGAAATCTGATTAAGAAGTGGCAACACAAACTCCTGTAATAGATGAAATAACTGACGCATTTTATGAAACGGTGGACTTCTCTCCTACCGATTTGCAGAAACCTATACTCGCTTCAAGGAAACGTTTCGTACTCGTTGCAGGCGGTGAACAAGCGGGTAAGAGCATGGTAGCTTCTAAGTACCTCCTATCAAGATTTTTGGAATCGGATAAAGAAGGACTCTATTGGCTCGTTGCTGCTGACTACGAAAGAACCAGAGCTGAATTTGAATACCTAGTGCAAGACTTTGCTACGCTTGGATTACTTGATACAGCTTCTAAACGTGTTGATCCCGGTAGAATCATTCTCGCTGATGGAACCAGAATAGAAACTAAGTCTGCTAAAGACCCAAGAACATTAGCAATGCGTGCGCCAGACGGTATTATAGGGTGCGAGGCATCACAGCTAGACCTTGAAACCTTTCATAGATTGCGTGGTAGGTGCGCTCCTAAACGTGGTTGGATGTTTTTATCAGGTACCTTTGAAGGATCACTCGGATGGTATCCTCAAATGTTTCAGTCGTGGCAGCACTCCTCTTCAAAAGACGAACAATCGTTCTCTTTACCTAGCTATTCTAATCAGTATCTTTATCCTGGAGGTAGAGATGATCCTGAAATTTTGGCACTGGAGAAGGCAAGCTCCGATGATTTCTTTATGGAGAGGATCGAGGGAATCCCATCACCACCGAGCGGAATGGTGTTCTCTGAAATTAGACCAGATATTCATGTGCAAGATGTGGAGTATGTACCCGATGAACCAGTACATATCTGGATTGATCCTGGTTACTCAGAAGCATACGCCTGTGAAATAGTTCAAATTGTAAATGATCAGGTAAGAGTTATAGATGAAATTTATGAACGTGATCTGGTTACAGATGAAATGATTGATATTGCACAATCTCGCCCTTGGTGGAAAGACGCAAGGTTTGGTGTAATTGATATTGCAGGATATCAGCATCAGGCTATGGCTGCACCAGCAGAAGTCTGGATGAACAGAACTGGTATTTATTTTGATTCACAAAAAATAAGAATTAATGAAGGAACAGAAAGATTGAAGTCTTTCTTGAAGACTGATCCTGTAAATCAGAGAGAACCTCGCATTGTTTTTAATCCAAAATGCAAAGGTATCCTTTCTGAGTTCGGTGTGCAGCCAAATCCATTTGATGGACAAACCCGTGCGTACAGGTGGAAAATGGATCGTGATGGAAATGTAGTTGGCGAAACTCCGCAAGATCAGTATAATCATGGCGTTAAAGCTGTGATTTATGGACTTATAAATCGGTACGGTTACGGCTATGTTACCGAAAGTAATACAATTAAAGTAAGGCGTTGGTAATGGCAAACTATACACCAGAAGAAATTACTTCTCTTGTTGATAATCACTATGATATAACTGAACCCCTACGTACCCGTATGGATGATGACCATAAACTTTATCGCTTAGAAGAGTTTGATGCGGGTGAAGGCTATCAGGCTTATACATCTAATGAGCCACAAGTTTATGCAGATAAGTTAATTTCGTGGATGACTACCGCAGAGATGGTAGTTAGAGTTCCATATAATAATTCGGAACGAGAACAGCGGGAAAACAATGACGCAAAAGAAAGATTCCTTATTGGAGTCTTGAAAGCTGCTGATGACAGATTAACTGCAAAATTTCAACCAGAAATTAGGCAACAGATTGCATGGTATACCTGTCTACGTGGATGGTATGCGGGTCGTGCATTGTTAGTCAAAGATGATGATGGTGAGACTTATGTAGATATTCAGCCTTGGGACCCAATGCACACTTATTGGGCTGAAGGTAAACACGGACTTTCTTGGGCTTGCTATAAAACATTGAAGACTCCTTCTGAAATTAAGGCTATTTGGGATGTTGAGGTAAAGGGAGAAGGGGCTGAACTTGATGACGATGAAGCAATTAATGTTTATGACTTCTATGACTCAGAAGATAATATAGTTTGTACCGATGAAGTAATTTTAAAACGTGCAACTAAGCACGGATCAGGTAAAGTTCCTGTATTCTTAGGTCCAGTAGGCGCAAATCCTATGGTTCAATCAATTGCTGATACGAGAAATCAAGATACTATAGAAGATTACGGTGAATCCTGTTTTAAATCATCTAGAGATTTGTATCAGAAACATAACTTTATGATGTCAGTTATGCTAGAGCTTACCGCTCGCTCCCGTAGACAAGGGCTTAAGGTAAAATCCAGAGATGGAACTAAGACTTTAGAGGAAGACCCATTCAAAGAGGGTTCAGAAATTGCACTCGGTCAGGGTGAGGACGTTGAACCACTTGGTTTGCTTGAAATGGCACGAGAATCTGGTGTATTCATGGGTCTTGTTGCTGGTGAGATGCAAAGAGGTGGATTGCCACATTCAATCTACGGACAATTAGAGTTTCAATTATCTGGTTTTGCTATTAATACCCTTAGACAAGGTGTTGAAACCATATTAAGTCCTAGACTCAGAGCATTGGAACGTGCATATCGAACTATATTCCACTTGATTTGTGATCAGTATATTACTGGTGCATTTAAATCTATGGAATTATCAGGGCAAGATCAGAATAGAATGTATTTCAGAGAAGAAATTACACCAGAAATGATTAAAGATGCTGGTGATGTTGAAATTACATTGATTGGTCAACTGCCACAAGATGATATGGGTAAGATGAGCATGGCTCAGATAGCAAGAGAAGGTAATACTCCGTTACTCTCAGATACATTTATTAGAGATAATATCTTAGGACTGCAATCTGCTGATGCAATGGAAGATTCTATTAATACACAGATGGCAGAAAGAACTTTGCCAGAAGCACAGATATGGACTTTACTTCAAGCTGCAATTAGGCAGGGAAGGCAAGACTTAGCTGACTTCTATCAGGGTGAACTTGCTCGTGTGTATATGATGAAGGCGATGGAACAGGCGCAAATGATGTCTGCTCCACCACCAGGTGCACAAGGTCCACCACCAGGAGCACCACCAGGAGCACCACCACCACCACCACCTAATGGAGCAGGACCGACTTTCGCTCCAGAAGTAATGCCTAATGCTGGATTAGGAGTTCCTCCTCCAGCACCAGTCGCAACACCAGGACCCGCAGTTCCACCAGGAACTCCACGACCAGGAGCACAAAATACTGAATCAAGACTAGCAAATATCGGAATGATACCGCCTACGAATGGAGGCTAATTATGGCTAATGGATATATAACACCTGAAGACTTTGGGGATTTGGGTGTACCAGGTTCTCAGTTTGGACAATTCACTCCACCATCTCCTGTATCACCGCCTCGTCAGATGACACTTAGTGAATACGTTACAATGATGCAGCAGAACAGAAGATCGCCTCAAGATATCTTATTCGATGAGATAGTTGATCAACCTTGGCTAATAAAAGGTGGACCTCAAGGACCTCAAGCACCAGTAAGACCTCCTACTCTGGCAGATGCACAAGCAATTCTTGCATCAGGCGGAGCCTTCCCAAATCAAACATTTGAACGTATGCCTACTGCTGTTGACCCAAGAGCAGGAGGTATAGCAACACAGACTGCTGCTGAAATAGCTAATATATTACTTTCACGAACGGGAGCACCTGTAACTCCTCCTCGTCCTATTCCAGACATGACAGGACAACAAGCGTATGGAGTTTTGGGAGTTGGGCGTGACTTAGGGGTTGGAAAACCAGCTATTGATCCGTCAGCATATCAGATCGGAGGACCGACAGGACCGAGAGGACCTTACGATGCAGGAGTGCAGATTTATCCGGGTCACACACTTGATAATGCGGTGCGATCGATTGGAGAGCAAGAGGCAATTGCTCTTCTTAGTGCATTAGACCCTGACAAATTAACTCGATGGGAAGAAGCTGCCAAAGAGCAACTCAGTGAAGAAGCAAAAGTAAACACACAGGAATATTTACGTGATCTGGCAGCACAACAAGCATTAGCAACAGAATCATCTGGTTACGGACCTATGCCTGATATTGCACCAGGAGCACAAGTTGATTCATCTCTTGGACGTACTCCTTGGAGTCTTTCTCCACAACAACTGGCAATGGGAGGTAATGTACAAGCAGGTGGATATTCTCCAATTGATGCCCCTGTATTACCATCAATTTCACTTGCGCCACCTGCAGCAGCACCTGCAGCAGCACCTGCAGCAGCAGCACCAATTGTAAATGTTGATGGTCAAAGATTTATGAATATGGTTGACCCTAATGCAGACTTTGGAGATGAAAGTTTGCAGTTGAGAGCACCAACTACAACTACGCCTACACCTACGCCTACACCTACACCTACGCCCGCACCAGAAATCAGTGCGAAAGATAGGGCAGATTATGCAATTTACAAGGAAGCAGGAGGAAGGTGGTCACTAAATGACTGGCTCCTTCGAGGCAGACCAAAAGCTGATACAACTGCTGATACAACTGCTGATACAACTGCTGATACAACTGCCGATACGACAACCACAACTACTGGTGATACAACACCGACTGTAACTCCAACTGTAACTCCAACTGTAACTCCGCAAATAGTTTCACCAGCAATGATTGATCAGGAAGCTGATGTTCTGGAAACCATGATTGGTGCACCTGGTTCAGCTTTGGTTGCACCGCAAATCAGTCCAGCATTGATTGAAGATGCGAGAGCAGTTACACCAGGAACAGTTACACCAGAAACAGTTAACTTACCACTTAATGTAGCAGGTGCTTATGCAACAGCCCCACCAGATCGTGGTGCTTTACCTGAATGGGAACAAGTTCTATCACCAATAGAACAATTAGCCAGATATAGATTGTCTCAATTCCCTGGTATATCTATGGGTGGATTAGCAAATATCGAAGGCGCATTACGAGGTGGATTTAATCCTTTATGGGGAAGATATTTATTATCACAAGCTGCAGGAGGAATACCACCAACAACAACTGCTGCTGGTGCTGGAATGCGGGTAACACCTGAAGGTCAGCCTGCACTTCCGACTGAAGGAGCACCTTATGAAATGGGAGCAGTCACACCAGGAAATATTCTTGACACAGAAGGTATGGCATTTAGAAATTGGTTAACAGGTGGACAACGCAGAGATATAGGTGATGTAAGAGCTACCTATGCAGGGCTTTCAGATTATCTGCGAGGTTTATCTGCAGCAGGTGGAGGAGGATTGGGTGCTGATATTGTTCAAACAGGGTTAGACCCTAGATTCGCTTCAATATTTGGTGGCGTTGATCCTCGGACTGGACAGTCGAGACTTCCACAGCAAATAGTACAGGCATCAACCGCTGCTCTAGGATTTGCACCAGGTATGAGTAATCGGGTGTATGGTAATCTTGCAGGTATATATGATCGGATGGAGAGCTTATACGGACCGACTCAAGCAGCTAGTAGATTTGCTGATTGGGTGGGAACTGCTTATGACGCTCCTACTTATCAACCATACTCACCAGGAGCACCGTGGCAGCAACAAACGGCTGCATCGCTTGGTGCACAACCAACTTATGAATCTCTAGTAGCGGGTGGTATGCCATCACCACAAGCTGCTACTGCAGCCGTTGCTGCTACTGGAGGTGTGTCAGGTTCTAATATATCTTCAGGTTTGTGGAATCAACCAAGTTATACCGCAGCATCTTCTATGGGTAATGGTAGTGTTGCATATGATCCAGCAGCGGATATCAAGCTGACAGGACAGCCTCGTGCAGTACCACAACGTACTGCAAAGCAAACAGATACTGGACTATCATCTAGTCAAGCATTAGGAATAAATACTGTTCCTGCATCTGGACCTGGACCTAGTTGGTCAAATTTGGGAGGACTGATGACTCCTTTTGATCCATCAGATGATCCTTCTACAATGGATGTTCTTAAATATGTAACACCTTTTCAACTGGCGAGTGAACATGCGAGTAAAATGTATGATTGGGCAAGAGGTAGATAATTATGGTAGATCAAGTATCAGGTATGAATAATCCGTGGGCGAGTGCTTATAGTAACGGAAGATCAAATAACGGAAGGTCAAATAGGAATAATGTAACTACGTTTGATGATTTCTATAGCACTATGTTGGCTGAAGACCCTCAATTAACATTTGCTGCTGAAGTTGGCAGACAGGCACTTCCTGATGCGTTTGGAACTGCTCCCATACGAAGACGGCAACAGGATTATTTAAGCGGACAGTTTTCAAATCTATACAATCAATATCGTGGGAATCTTGCTAGGCAGATGACAACACCAGGAATACGACCATCAGAGTTTTCCTCATTTGCTGATTTCTTGAGAGATATACCTATGGCTACCAGATATTCTCAGATGACTCCATCACAAAGAGGTGTGGGAACTAGCAGGTTTGCACCTAGAACAAGGCAGATATTCTTTTAATGGTAACTCCGCAGCAAATACCAGAACCAACTACTGGCATATGGGATAAGTTTCTCCCTATGGGTGCTTGGAGTTTAACTCCTTTTGGTGTTGAAAACTTCTTAGGCACTGGAATGACAGGACCAGAAGCATTAGGGAAAGCTGCTGCTCCACTTGCTCCAGTTGTTGAACCTGCTATAAAAGGAATTAATTGGTTTGAAGAAAACATAATAAAACCAGAAGTTGAAGCTAGGTCACAATACTTTCCAATACGTTGGGAACCAGGACCAGGTGCACTTAACTTTGACTGGAATGTAGATGCTTACAAACGAGCAGATGGTGGATTTGATCCTAGATCACTATGGGATGCGTTTGCTGCCTTTAGGTTGAAACCTGAAGGTATTGCACCTCCTGATGTTCAAGAGTTTAAAGCAACAGGACAGATGCCAGAAGGTGTATTCGGAGAGAACATAACTAGGCTTGCAGCTCCTGGTACAGTTCGAGAAGAGAACATATTAGCTGAAATGGCTAAGAAAGAATCAGAACTAGGAAGATCACTTACACCTACTGAGGTCAGAGAAGTTAGTGAGGATTTATATAAACTTCCTCCTGGTATGAGAGGATTACTTGAAGAGATGCCGTGGGCTGCTATTCCTGCTGCTGGTGGCACAAAAGGGATGAAAGCAGGAATCTCAGCTACTAGACTAGGACCAGCGTTAAGACCTGCTGGTACACGATCTGCGCTTGGACAATTTCAGACTACGGGTACATTAACTAAACGTGCTCCGCTTGCTGCACAAGCAGCTCGTGGAGGATTACGTGTTGCTGAAGCTGCTGTTACGCCACTTGCTAAAGCAGAAGATTTAGTTGGTGCAGCATTGTCTGGAGCTGCAAGGAATATACTTGTAAGACCATTTAGAGTTATGGCACCAGGTGCAAGGAAAGTATACAACTGGTCACAGTTCGCATCTGTGCAGAATAGGGTTGCCAGGATTGGTAATAATTTTATTGAGACTGGTATTCCAATTGAAGAAGGAACACTTTCAAAACTTAAACCTGAACAAGCATTAGAACATGTTAATGAGACGTTGCTGAAAATGACTGACGTTTCTGACGCATTTATTCTTTCTGCTCAAAAGAGAATAATAAGAAATCCCGATGCTGCTATTCCTAGTTCAGTTGAAGTTAAAAGTGATGCAGAGGTTGTTTCACAAATTGTTAAAGATGCAGAGGCAAAGGGTACACCAATTGTTCCTGAAGATATCCTGCCC